CGCATGCACGCGAGAAGTTCTCGCAAGAAGAGCTCACCAAGTGCTTGGATGAGCTGATGCTCGTCCCTGTGCACAAGATCGTCACCCGGAAGGGGACGACGAAAAGGGAGGTCATTGCGAAGAACCACAAGTACGCGCGCAACGTCGTAGATAACGGCATGCAGCTGTTTATACTTTCCCAAGTTGCTGGGCACATTTTCGAGTTCCTCTTATTTGACAAGGGGGACGAAGTCGGAGAAGCCCACGATGACGGCAACCGCACCACTCCTCCCGAGACCATGGGGGCTATGGGAGCCTTCCACCGCCTCTCGATCAAAGGCCAGCCACGTGAGCAGGTCGCTGACGAGATCATGCGGGACTTTTCGAAGAAGGTCAAGTTGGACGGGAAGGAGGAGCCGGTTGTCGGACTGGAGGTGGACCAAACAGGCATGGAGGTCCACACTCGATGCAGCAAGAAAGGGGAAGGAACTTATGCATGCGCTCTGAGCATCGTGCAGAAGATCGCCTCGATCATCTCCAACGAGATTGATGGGTACCTCGCAGGCAAAGAAGACGCCAAGATTGTTGCGGACGTCAAGACAGGCCTGCGCATGGTATTCCGGGTCAAGACACCCAGCGGCGACGTCAAGCTGGAGGCGAAGTTGCCAGACAGCATGCTCGATTCGGGCAAACTACTGACATCCGCTATCAACAACATGATCGAGACAGGCGTCACGCTCTCCTCCCATGTGGAGAACCCGGAGCACTTGTTGACGACTGACAAACAGGGTAGGTTCCACATCGCGACGGGCAAGCACGATCACAAGTTCCTCTCCATCCCTCTGGTGCAACCGGACGGGACCAAGGCTTGCGTGCCCGTGCACTTGAAGGCGATTGTGGAAGGCGACGATGTCTTCGGCCGCACTTCGGAGATCTTCTCCACGCCGGAGAATCAGGCACTGGTCGAGTCCGAGTCCAAGGAGCTCGGATACAAGGCAAAGCTCAAGTACATCAAGAACGGACGTGCAGAATTCATCGGCATTCACATCCACATGGCCGATGGGTGTTGCAACGTCGACATCCCTTGGGTGCCGGCAGTAGGGCGCTACCTGCTCAAGCTCGGTGTGCATGCCTCGGCACCGATCACGCTTGAGACCACCTTCGCACGTTGCTGCTCGCTCGCCGCCATGTTCGGCGGGAAGATTCAGCCCTTGGCCGAGTGCTTCCTGAACCAGGCTGTGGCCCTCCGCGAGCGGCACGACATCAACATGTCCGCGGTTCACACCACGGGTCTGTACACGGACGAGGAGAGGGCCTTCGGCCGCACGTCATTGAGCCTTCAGGCCATGTTCGACGTCGCGGCGGCCCGCTACAACAGGGTTTACCCTGAGGTCTGCGTACAGATCGCCCTGATCAACAC